CCTTGGCGGTGTCCAGCGGAAGGTCGCGCATATCGCCCTGGTAGCCCCAGCTGCGAGCAACGCGCTCGGTAACGCCGTACTTGGTAGCGCCGCCGGGGTCGGCCTGCCGGTCGCGGTCGGTGAAGCCCCCTTCGATGCTGGCGATGGTGGCGAAAGCTTGGTCGAAGCTCATGGTCAAGTCCTCAGGTGTGAAAGAATCCAAGTGATGCCGCTGCCGAGCGTCCCGGCGGCACCGCCAATTAACATCAGGGTGCGCCAGCCGCCGCGGGCCTCAGCCAGCTGCGCCAGAACCTTGTCCAGCTTTTCGTTCTGCTGCTTGTTGGTGTCACGGAGGTCAGCCACAGCCAGCTTTAGGTGCGCCACCTCGACCCGCATGGCGGCGAGCTCAATCGCGTTTTGTTGTGCGGTTGTGTTTTCCATCTTCGCCCTATCAGATGATGTTCAGCACGATGTCGTCGTAGTACACCTGGTGGGCGCCGGCGGCCTGCTCCTGTCCGCCGACCAAGAACTGCATTCGGTCGGTGCCAACCGGGACCACGCTGTAGCCGCCGATCCAAGTCCACGCCGCATCCGCAGCCGACGTGGCAATCGCAGCGCTGCTGATTACCGCACCAGCCACGTCCAGAAATTGAACCGTTGGGAAGTCCACATTGCCCACGCCACCGACAGCCTTGGCCCACATGCCGTACACCACGGCCCTGCCAACGTAGGCGGAGGCGCCGCTAATCAATTGGCTGGCCATGACCTGGCTGCTAACGGTGCAATCCACCTTGAAGCAGTACGAACCGTTTTTCTGGCCGGCGGCCACGGCGGTAAAGGGCGTCAGGCTCGGCGCGCCGGCGCCGTAGGTGGTGACGGTCCAGCCGTTGGTGTTGCCGAGCTCCGCGTCGCCGTTGCGCAGCTTGTTGAACTGTTTTCCGAGCACAGCCCATTGTGTACGGTCGTTCGCGCCTGTTCCCTTGATGTAGTTGTTCTCTGCCGAGACGTACTGAGAATTCCCAGCCACGAGCTGCCGGATGCCGCTGTTGGTCTCGGAGCGCAGGTCGGTGCCGTACAGTGGCAACGTGCAGTTCACGATGCGTAGGCCGCACGCGTCGTTCGCGGAAAGCAGTGCCTGCTTGGCCTGGCCGCCGTTGGTAGAGATGACGCAGCCGTCGATCAGGATGAAGGACGATCCATAGCCTTCGACCATGTACTGAGTCGCTGAAGCGGCCTGGGCCTCGAGATTGCAGTTGCGGATCACGACGTGCGGCGCGCCGACGCACTGGATGCCACCGATGCCGCCACCGGGGAACGAGCAGGTATCGAACACCCACTGGCCCTCGTGCAGGTAGATGTAGGCGTTGGTACCGTCGACGAACCAGCAGTGCGAGAAGCGCATCAGCTCGCCGGCGTTTGCGCGCGAGTCGAAGTGCAGGTAGTAGCTAACGGGCGTCTCGAAGCCGCAATGGTCGAAGTTGACGCGCCACGCGTTGTCGATGAACTTGACCAGCTTGCCGCCGCGCCGGAAGCCGCAGTTGCGGAACGTGATTTCGCTGTTGTTCAGGTAGTCGGCATGCCCGATCGTCACCAGGTCTTGCGCGGCGAGGTAGTTGCCCTCGAAGGCGATACCCTCGATCCAGTGGGTCCAGTTGCGGTCCAGGCGCTGGGAACCATAGGTGGCACTGGAGAACACCTGCAGCGCCCCGGTCGCGCTGGCAGACGCGTCGATCACGCTGCCGCACCCGAGCATAGAGCCCAGCGAGATATCCAGCGTCAGTGGCGACGTGATCTTGTAGGTCGCCCCGGCCGTGAAGTGCACGTTGCCGCCGTTGTTGATTGCGGCCTGAATCGCTGCGGTGTCGTCGGTTCCGCCGTCGCCTTTGGCGCCGCCGGCAAAACGCGGGTTACTGACGTGTGCACTGCCTTCGTAGAGAATGTTAAGGCCTTGTTCCACGGAGACGGCAGTGCCGGCATTGGCCCACCCAATCAGTGAGGCGCCAACCGCCATGGCCAGCGACGAAACGGTCTTCACGACGCCGCCGAACCATGTACCTTTGACGAGCGACGTACCGGTTGGGCCGGACAGCAATCCAGACAACTCGTTATAGTTGTCAACGGTATAGATCGTGTTCTCCGACGAATCCTTGAGCACGACTTTGTATGAGCCATCCCAATAGACGAGCGCTGAGCCCGTTGAATCGAGCGTGATAGGATTCGTGTTCGGAATTGTTCCGGCCGCATCCTGATAGGTCGGCTTCGGTGTCGAGGTGCCGGCCGCGTAGGTGTAGAGCAGTCCTCCAGACAGGGGACGGCCGCTCGTAGGATTGAAATACTGCTGCTTCCCGGTTGGCATCAAGCTTGCCATAGTTTTCCTCTGGTCAATAAAAAAGCACCCGCTCGGGGTGCTCATAACAAGGAGCCACAAATGGCCGTCTTTGTGTTGCTGCTGCTGGTCTACTGCTTCATCGGAGCGCGTGAGCCGAAGTACAGCGCGCCACCAGTCGAACCGAGCTCCGATCTGGCGCCTATCGGCGAGGAAGATCGGCCGATTCCGGTCGACTGGGAACTACTGCCCGCCGTTGAGCAGACTGCTGAGCGGCACTAGTCGCTTTTGCGCCGCCTTCAGTGCAGCGGCGTCGCCCAGCGCGCCTGCCGCCTTCTCTCCAACGGCCGCGCCCACTGCGGCCCCAATCGGGCCACCCAGCGCCGCGCCGGCTGTGGTTGAACCCGTCCGGATCGCATGCATCGTGCCGCTGCGTAGCAGGTTGTGCTTCTGCGCGGCGGCTCCCGGATAGCTCTGGTCGGTGGCCAAGATGTCGCCAGCGTCGAGCAGCGTGCGGAACTTGCTCACTTCTTCCGGAGTGAATACCTGCTGCATTCGTTCGGCGTTGTTGGCCAGGTAGGCGCGCACCGCCTTCTGGTTCCATTGCCCCTTCGTCGAGCGCCCGGCGTCCAGCACCTTGTTGGCGAACTGCGCCTTGATCTCGGCCAGTGCTGCCTGTCCCTGGTCGGCCAGCTCGGGCGGCAGGTTCTTCAGCGTGTCGACGACATGTCCGAACTGCCGGACCGGCATGCCGGACAGAGCATCTGGGATTTTCTCGACCGGCACCGCGCGGTTGATCCCCTCTGGCCCGGACGCGTCCATGAGCTTGGCGATGCCGTTCGGGTTGTCCAGCGTCTGCTTGCGCAGCGCCCACATCTGGCGCGCCTGACCATACAGGTCGCCGCCCGCTGCTGCCATAACGTCCTCGTCGAGCGCGTCCTTCAGTTTTCCGACCAGCTTGCCGTTTGCCGGCGACCAGTGCTCTCCGAGGAACTTCCGGATTGTCTCGGCCTGCTGGGCATTGCCGGACAGACTGCCGTCGTCACCGATAACGCCCAGCTTCTTCGCGTAGGCGTTCACCGCACCGCGCAGGTGCACGCGGTCGGAATTCGTCATCTCGGAATCGTCGGCGAGCACGGCACGGAAGCGGTCGAGCGTGGTGGGCACGCCTTGCGATTGTTCGTCGGCGGCGCGGTACAGCGCGCCCGCGCGATCGTCGAACCATTGCTTGAGCGAGTCGAGTGGTCCGATGATCGTGTTGCCGCGCCCGTATAAGGCCGACTGATCAGTGCCGATAGTGCCCCCGCTCTCGCGCACGATCGAATCGGCATGGTTCTCCAGTGCCGCGCGCTCCTCGTCGAACTTTGAAGCCAGCAGTCGGCCAGCCGGGCTATCCAGGCGTGAAGTCTGGAAGTCGGTGGCGCCGGACTTGCGGTCGCCGGTGATCACGCTGCGGCGCGCGTCCTGAATTCCGATGTCGCGCAGGACCTGGGCGCGGCGTGCCTGTTCGGCGGCCGGCAGCGGGCCGTCAGCCACGGACGGCGCCGGAGAGCCAGCAGCGCTGGGGCGCGGCGCGGCGCCGGCGGTGCTCGGCTGTGCTTCTGCGGCCGGTGTGATCGGGGTAGTGGTGCCGTCGACGTTCAGCTTGACGCGCGGCTTGCTGCCTGCGGCGGCTGCCGGCGCACTGGCATCACTTGCTGTCGCCTGGCCATTACGACCCATCCGTGCACTCACAGCATCGGCCACCGCAGCGGCGCCAGCGCGCGCGCCGCCCGTCGCTAGCGCGGCAACCGGGCGCAGTGCGGCGCCGGCGTCGTTCAACATCGGAATGGGAAGGCCTTGCATCCCGCTGCGCTCCAACTTCTCGCCCACCCACTGCGTGGCGTCCTGCCCGGCCTGCGTGCGCGGCGTGTACGAGAAGTCGTCCATGGTCTGCCCGAACCGGTTGGCGGCGGCGCGCACCTGTTCCTGGGTCCCGTACTTCTCCTCGCCGCCGACGATCTGTGATACCGCTGCGATCGACGCCGGAATGGTGGCCGGGATTGCGGATGCAAAGTGCAGCGCGGCTTCGCCTGCACCCTTGACCTTGTCCCAGGTGCTCGGCTCGGCCGGCGCGGTCGGTGCCGCTGGCTTGACGGTCGCGGAAGCGGCTCCTCCAAGGATCGCCAGCACGCCGTCCAGCGGGCCACTCTGCGGCCGCATACCCTGCTGCGTCCGAGAGATATCGCGGTCCAGTGCTGCGCGGCTGCCGGGGTCCTTTGCTTGCGCGCGCTCGTTCTGCAGGAGCGCCAGCCGCTCGCCGTCTCGCTGCCGCTGCACGTCGGCAGGGATTTGCCAGACCGGGTCGGTCGCCGGGATCGTCTGCTTGCCCTGCGGCGGCTGCGCGCCGCCGAGCAGGGAAATGACATCATCGAGCGGGCCGGCCATCACAGATGCCCCTGTTGAATCAGCATGTTCAGGTTGCGCGCCTTGGTCATCAAGTCACGGGTCGCCTGCGATTTCGGGCCGCCAAGCTCGCGCATCACCGCGTCGATCTCGTGCTGGTCGCCGGAGGCACGCGCGTTCTCCAGGCGCATGATGCGCGGGTCGAAGTTCTGTGCCCAGCCTTGGTCGAATACCCGCTTGACGGCCGGGTTCTGGCCAGAAGCCTGCAACGCTTGCTCCATGCCGGTACGGTAGTGTTCGGCTCCGGTGGTCAGCGCGTCATTGAGAACCGCGATCTTGCGGATGGCCTGGGGCGTGTAGTCGAGGGAACCGTTCGCGCGCACCTGGGCCTCGAGGCCGGCGTTGGTGTGCGGCCCCATGCCTTGGGCGGCCTGCAGCGCCGAGCGCTCGAGCAGCTTGCCGAGCACGTTGTAGTCGGTCGAGCTCTCGCTGCCCAGGTTGTAGCCGGTGGCGCTGGCGATCTTCTGCGTAAGCGAGCCCAGCGAACCGGTGTTCATCCCTTTGTCGACTTCGGCGATGATGCCGCGGTTCAGGTCGTGCATGACCGGCGCGTTGTTCGCGGCCGCGCGCGCTGCGGTGACTTCCTTCTGCGCGTCGTCGATCGATCCGGCGCCACCGGGCGGCAGCATTGCGGGACCGGAACCAGGAGCGCTGCTGACCGCGTTGTACGAGCCCGGCACCGGCCGGGTGCCGAGGATAACTCCGTTTGCACCGCGCTGCACGATGTACTTGTTGCCCAGCGAGTCGGTCTGGACTTCCTCGGCCTGCGTCGGCGTGACCGTGTTCGCGATCGGTTGGCCGACCTGCTGGATGGAACCAGGCTGGTACGGGCTGGTCTGCACGAAGCGGGTATCGCCACCGGTGCTGATCGGCGTGGTTGCCGTGGTCTGCGAACTCGGCGCGAGCACGCTGTTGCGGCTGGTGACGAGCCATTGCTTTAGCTGGGCCGGGTCGCTCGGCATGTGCTTGATCGCGGTGAACAGCAGCGGCGCAGCGCCCGGATTTTGCTCGCTGAACTGCGCGGCCCAGCTCATCACCTTCTGCGGCGAGAGCTCAGGGTCGAGTGACAGCGCGCCCAGGCCGGAGCCAATATCGGTGCGCTGGCTCTGGTTCAGGTCCTGCAGGCCCTTTTTGATCGTGATCTGGTCCTTCGCGACCTCGTTGAACTGCTTCGCGAGCTGGGGCCCGTAGAACGCCGGCGAGGCCTTCAGCGCTGCGTTGCCTGCGGCGACCGGGTCAAGGTTGCCGTCTTCGCCGCGGAACTGGTTCCAGTCGATCTTCGAGAGGTTTTCGCGCTCTTGAACCTGTCCTTGAAGCTGATTCTGCTGCAGGCGGCCGGTTTGCAGCTGCTGCTGTGCGCCAGCGATGCCCAGCATCGACGCGATCGGCTTGAGCGAAGTGTCGAAGGACGGGGCCTGCGCCTGCAGGGGGATGGATGGATCGATCGGCATGTTATTTCCCCGCGCCGGTAAAGCCCGGCATCTTGCTGAGCATGTACATGCTGCCCATATTGTTCAGCGCGCCGCTCCAAGCATTGGCCGAACCGATCTGGCCGGCCGCCAGCGCGTTGCCGGCGGACGTAATGTTCTGGCCGATGTTCGAAGTCACCTGCGCGCTGGTGTTGCCCACGCCGGCGGCCGCGCTCTCTCCCAAGTTCAGAAGAGACGCGAGACGGTTGTAGGTCGTGTCGTTCTGGGTCATATACCGGCTGAAGGCGTTCTGGTAGGCGGTGCTCGCCATGCCCTGATTGAAGCCGATCAGGTCCTTCAGCGCCGCGCCGGACAGCACGCCATCCTTGGCCGCCTGGCTGTTCTGCAGCGCCTGCTGGCCCTGCTTGAGCTGGAAGTCGTAGCCAGGGTCCTTCCATTGCTGCCAGGTAGTGGCGTCGAACGGCTTCATCAGTCTGCCGAAGCTGCCGCTGTCGGTCGGCGTGCCGATGCCGAGCAGGTTGCGTAGCATCCCCTGGGCGTCGTAGCCGCTGTTGATGAACGGCTGGAGGCTGTCACGGATCTGCTGCAGGTTCGCGGCCTGCACGTCGGTGGCGCGGTCTGTGGCGTTCGCCTGTGTCTGCGCGGCGCTCTCGCTGGCATTGGATGCCATCTTGGCGCCGAGAAGCGTGGAACCGCCGACGACGAGAGCCGTGACCGGGTCGAACAGTCGCCGGTCGCGCCGCGCGAGGCCGACCGGATGATCAAGCAGTGCTGGATGATTTCGCATGTCGTAGTTTCCTCAGTTCGTAGCGGATCGCGGCCCCGCTGTCGCCGACTTGTTCGAAGCCCAGACGCCGCGCGAACGCGTGCCCCAGGGCGTGGTCCTTCATCACCAAGGTCTCGATGCGGCCATGGCGGTGTAGCACTTCCGACATGATGCGCACCGCGCGCGGCCCGAACCACTTGCCGCGCACTGCGGGCACTGCGCCGACATGCATCTCCGCTCCCTTGATCATCACGACTGCGCCGGCCACATCAAGCAGTTGCCAGTCAGCCAGCGCCTTGTCCAGTTCGTACGGCGTAAGTGCTGGAGCACGCTTGCCAAGTGCACGCACCAGTCGGCGGCATAGATTGCTACGAATCGCCATTAGGAATTCAGTTACACAATCTCGACGCCCGACACGATCAGTGTCAAACCGTTGCCGAGCGCCTGCAGCGTTCCGCCGGCCTCGATGACCTGGTTGACCAGCTCGGGGCAGTTGTAGGTTTCGCCGGCGGCCACGGCGCGCGCGCTAATCAGGGTGTTGGCCGCAGCTGCCGCGCCGCCGGACGGCACCAGGTAGACCGTGGCCGGCACCGCGCCTCCGGTCGTGTTGATCAGCTGCGCGGCCTTGACCACGCCCACCGTGGCAGCCGGGGCGGTGTAGAACGTTCCTACCGCCGCGGCCAGCACCGAGCCGGGCACCATACGTTTGGCTCTTGTCGTCATGTTGTTTCCCCTCGGGTTACACGTTGTAAAACGGCAGCTTGTAGCTCGTGCCGCCATTGTTGAAGATCAGGTAGCCGGAAGGCGTCGCCGGCAGCGCCGCCGCTGCACCCGCCGCGCCAACGGTAGTGGACGTGTTGGCCCCGAACGCCACTTTTCCGGCGCCCGGATTCGGGGCCGCGCCCGTCACTGTGAGCGAGGACAGAGCGAGATTTCCGTCAGCCGTCAGCAAGGCCACGTTGGTGCCGTCGTACTTGTTGAACGATGCCACGTAGCCGCCGCCGTTGTTGCCGCCAGCCACGCGCAGGCCGTAGCCGCCCGCGTCGAGGTTCACCAGGTTGGCGATAACGTCGCCGGCCAATGCCTTGTTCAGGGTCAGCTTGCCGGTCGCTGCCAGGATGATGCCGCTGGTCGTGGTAAGTGAGGCAAAGCCGGTAGCCGCCCCAGTGTTGGCCAGGTTGATGCCGCCATTGACCGCCAGCGAAGTGAGGCCGGCGATGGTGCCGCCGGTGATTGCCACGGCGCTGGCGTTCTGTTTGGCCATCGTGCCCAACGCCGCGAGCCGCGCGGACGGATCCGGCAGCATGGCGAGTTGGGTTTCCAGATCACGCATGGCCTTGAGCACCTCCGCCCCGGTGGCCAGCGCTGGCCAGTCGGCGCGCCCGTCGTCAAGTTGCTTGGCCAGTTCAGCCGCCACGGCTTCGATTCGGGCGCGCGCCATTTCCGCATGCAGGTCGGCAAGTTGGTTTTCCAATTCAGCCACGCGCGCGCTTAAGTCTGTCGCAGGCGTCTCATCCTCAACCACTGTCGGCACAGAGACAGGTTCGAACGTGGCAACAAAGTCATCGAGCGTAATGCCCTGCGCGCCACCGGTGCGCTCCCACAGCGCCGATAGGAACAGCCACCATTGGCGGTTCCACTGTCCCGTCTTCGGATCGCAAGGAGGGACGTTAAATTGTGGAAGCCCGGTGCTCATGCCCGCGTCCCCATGCCACGCAGGGTGGCACCAACGACGTCGCGCGGCACCGGGTCCGAAATGGCCACCTCGTACACACGGTCGCGCGCCATGCCGAGCCTCTTGAACACTGCACGGTTCTTGAACTCGCCCAGGCGGCCAATACCGGTCCAGTGCTCGTTGCCCCAGGTCTGGCCACCGTCGTTCGACATGCGCATCATGATTTGCGGATCTGCCCCCTGTCCGTCGTTTAGGCCGACACCCGGCTTGAATTCGACCTGCAGCCAGGTATTGCGCAAGCGGTTGCGCTCGCCGCGGTCCCAGACGTGCGGAGTGCGGCGCAGGGCTACCAGCGGGTCAGGGCCGTCTGTGTAAGCCTTGCGGGTCATCTGCCAGATCGTGCCGTTCTGGTAGTCACCGACGTAGATTGCGCCCTTGAAGTTCATGCAGCAGTTCGAGCGGTGACGGTGAAACTGCCCGGTGGCCGGGTCGAAGCTGGCGCGCTGGTGCCATAGGTTGGTGGTCAGGTCGTATACCCAGGTCACGTCGGCAGTCGGCAGCGTCAGTACATAGAACTCGTGGCCCTCGTCGCTGTAGACGTAGGCGATGGCGTCGTCGACACTGTCGTACTGTGCGAGCTGGTAGGCGAGCGCCGGCGGGGTAGGGCTGTTGTCGTACTGGTAGTCCTGTGTCCGGATTACGACGTTCTCGCCACGGGTCGAGCGCGCCAGCCACATCAACCCCTTACCGGTCTTGCAGACCGTGCCCGGAGCCGCGCAGCCGACCTCGAGCATCACGCCCTGCAGGCGCGAGAAGGGGAAATACTGGTTCCCGGCGTCGTACCACACTTCGGTGGTGCGCTCGCCCGGCAGCCAGAGTTCACGGCTGTTCTCGATCAGCGCTACAGCGTTGTCGGAAGAGGCGTCCTTCAGCGCGAAGTAGGTCGAGTCGAACGCGGTGACGCCGTCCCAGTACAGCGGCGATGTGAAGAACTTCTGCGAGCCCGGCTTGTTGAATGCCAGCCAGCCGTCGATGAAGGCAGCGCAGAGCCCCGTCGCTCCGGCGGCACCCCATGTGCCCATATTCAGGTTGTAACTGTAGATTGCCGCGCCATCGGAAAACGCCACGACCCGTGGGGCGCCGTTATCGCGGATCCACACGGGGCCAGTGCTGGTGCCGAGGGTGCCGATATGCGTCAGGTTGATGCCATCGAACAGGTAGGCGGCGTTGCCAATCACGACGGCTGCCTGCTCCCCGCCTGGCAGCGGCCACATGCCGCGAACCGGCGCGGCCGGGCCAGCAGCGACGGCAATCAGGCCAGGTGCGCCGAGTAGGCCGAGTGGCGCCTTCGCCTCGCTGTTCTGGTCGATTTCGACATACCAGTTGATCAGGCGCTGGGTGTCCTGCAGCGGGTTGGCGGCCTCGTAGGCCGGGCCGACGAATGCGAACTCCGGCATCAGAAGCCCCCGTTCAGGAACCAGCCGGCGTCGATCGCGTTGCCGCTCACGAGGACGCCGTCGAAGGTGGAAGTAGCCGTCGGCGTCGCGTTCAATGCCTTCAGTATCTTCTTGGACGAGCGCGCCTGCTCGGCTAGGTCGGGGGAGGGCGAGACGCCATATTCCGGGGCGAGCAGCAGCGCGAGGTTCGTCTGCAGCGCCAGCACGTAGCCGGGCGGCATGTTGACGCTATCGGTCAGATCGACGAACTGCGACAGCACCATGTCCGACCACAGGTGAAACTCGCCGCCCTGCGACGGCACAGGCCAGAAGGTGATCTGGGCGAGCGGGAACGAGGTGTTGAAGTACATGACCTTCGGCCACGGACCAGGTTGGCTCTTGAGGCCGATCGCGGCGTATCGCGTGTAGTCGATCTCGTCGCACGGGTAGTCGAGCGTGGTCCCGGTTGGGCTCAGCCTGGTGTACGCGCCGGACAGGCGTAATGGTCGCTCCATGTTGAAGTCGCCGCCGGTGCCGACCGTGTAGGTAGCCTTGCCAGCCTGCAGCGTGAAAACCGACTCGACGTTGTTGTAGACCGCCAGGTGCTGGGTGCTCCACAGGTCGAGCATCCCGTTGAGCTGCTCGAGCCCGGTCGTGCCGTCATCGGCCGAAAGCGTCTCGCCCACCGCAATCGCGCCGATCTTGCGAAGCGCGCCGTGGATGATGTCGTAGACAGTGGTCATGATCGAGAAGAAGAAGGGCCGGGAGGTACCGGCCCGGTTGGGTTACGGCAGCGGCAGTGCCGACGGCAGGCCGCCGGACAGTGCGCTCGGCAGCGGACGGATCACGCACAACTGGTACGACTCACCGGCGGTCGGCGTGACGCCGGCGGCAGTGTTGTTCGAGAACGAGATCGCCAGCGTGTTGGCTGCGGACACGCGCACGTTCGAAATGCCCAGGCCGGCCTGGTTGGTCGGCTTGCTGACTTCGACGAAGTCGCCGGGCAGCAAGCCGTTGACGACGAAGGTCTGCTCGGCGGTGGTATTCGCCGCGACCTGGGCAGGCGTGAGTGCGATCGCCAGCAGTGCCACGAGTTGGGCGTTGCCGAAGAGTAGGCCAGTGGGGCCGGACTGGGTGACTGCCGGTCCCGGATTGGTGTTTGACATGCTTCTCTCCTGAAAAAGAAGCCCCGCCGAAGCGGGGCAGGGTTAGGGAATCCGCCGTTATTAGCCGGAAACGCGGCAGCCCATCTCGCGGTACAGCGGCGCGTAGCCGTACAGCACATCCGCACGGGTCGGCAGGGCGTCGTTGTTGATCGTGTACTGGCGCACGATGCGGATCGACATGCCGATGTCCTTGTGCGCGGCACGCGCGGCCATGTCCACGCCGCCCGGCAGCGGCAGGTCGGCCGACACCAGGGTGAACGAGTCGCGGTGGAACAGCAGGTTCTGCGGGCCGCTGACGCCGGCGCCGGCCGCGAAGGTCAGGTTCGCGGAATCGACCGGCGCCGCATCGACCGACTGGAACGCGCCGCCGTAGATGCAGGCGTTCGCCACGGTGAGCTGCAGCTTGCCGGCGCCATCCGACGTGTAGGTCCCACCCATGTCGACGCCGGTGACCGGGTCGTAGTTCGGCGTGTAGGTACCGTTCGAAGGGTTGCCGGCCGGCGGCAGCACCACGAAGAAGCGCGGCTTGCCAATGCTCTGGCGGTTTTGCGGGTTCACGGCGTTGACGTTCGCGGTCGAGAACACGTCGCCCACGTTGACCACCGCGGTCGACGCGGTCCAGCCCTTGGTGCCGAACGTGCCGGACGCGGCCCAGCCATCCTTGAGGATGGCCGACGAGTTTAGGCTCGCGTCGAACTTCGGCGCGCCGCCCAGGGCCCCGAAGGTCTTGGCCGTGATGTTCTGGTCCATGTACCAGTCGGCCCCCAGGGTCTGCTTGGTAATGGTGCCCTTCTTGAACTGTTCGCCAATCTGCACCTGCGGATTGAACAGGCCGGACAGCCCCTTGACCATCTTCGCCTGGGTCCACTGGTCGATGACCATGGAGCGCTTGCCGTCGCGCGACACAGCCTCGGAGTCCAGCCACGCGCCGGCGTCGAGGAACGGGTCGATGGTGGTCAGTGGAGTGCCTGGGGTGCCGGTGATGTTGAAGAAGTTGTTGCGCATCGCGATCGCAACGTCGTAGTCGACGCGGTTACCGATGGTCGCGATCACCGGCTGCAGCACGCGCTCGCTGAAGCGGTCCATCGACAGCAGCAGGTCCGAGGTCTGGAATTGGGTGTCGACGTGGAACTGCGTGGTCAGGGTCACCGGGATGCTGCCTTCGGTGAAACCTTCGACGTTCAGCGCCGGGCCGGCCGTACCCTTGAAGCGCGCCGGGCGGCGGGCGTTCACGGTGTAGCCGATCTTGGCGCCATCGATGCCGAATTTGTCGTCGTACTCGCGGTTGATCTTGTCGACCAGCACGAGCTCGTTTTCGAGAATCATCAGCGCTTCGTTGGTGATATCGCTGATGGTAAGCAGGGTGTTTCCGCTCATGGTTCACTCCAAACAAAAAAGCCCGCACTGGGCGGGCTCAGGGTTGATGGCGGCAGTCCGCTATCGCTTCTTCTCGGCCAGGCGGCGCGCGCGGTAATCCTCGAAGCTCTTTGCAGGGCCCGGATCGATTGCACGGCCGTCCTTGGGCGGGACGATGGGAGGCGGTGCCTTGGATGTTTCGACGGCAGGGGAGGTTTTTTTTTCCGGTTGCGGCTCGTCGTCGGCCAGCAGGCGGTCTTCGAGCTTCCCGAGTTGGCGCAGCGCCGTGGTCGGCGTCATCGACGCAAACCGCTTTGCTTCGTCCGGGTGCTTGGCGAAGAAGTAGGCCATATGCGGTCCGACTTCGCTTTCCAGAATCGCCTGGTGCAGATGGCCCGGCAGTTGCACATCCGATGCCTTGATGACTTCCTCGTAGTCGTCAATCTCGGCCTTGGCGCGCGCCTGGGCGGCCTGCCACTGCTTCGAAAGCTGGGCTTGAGCCGCCTTTTCCTGTGCCTCGGCATGCTCGCGCTCGCGCTTGGCGATCGCCTGGTTGGCCTTCCAGTCGCCCAGCGCGTCCGTGTACTCGTCGTCGGAGGCGTACTTGTCGCGGGTCGGCCGCGGCTCCTCCTTGACGGGCTCGGCGCGCGCGGAAGCGGCGGCCAGTTTGGCGCGCAGGTCCTCGTTCTCGCGGCGCGTCCGCTCGGCTTCACCTTCAGCCGCACGGCGCTTCTCGACCAACTCGGAAATGCGTTCCTGGAACCGGTTTTTTTTCCCTTCCTTGCCACCATCGGTGCCGGTTTGCTGCTGTTGGGCCTGCGGCTCGCCTTTCGGCGCTTCGTTGGCCTGCCCCGAAGTCGGCGGGGTGCCGGAATACATGGCAGCGATGGTTTCGCTCGTCACAACGTTCGGTTGGACGCGCTCTGCGTGACGTGCAGTGTTCGTATCAGCCTGGCTTTGCTGGTTTGTGGACATGAGGTCTCTCACGGAATGAACCCGATGTTGGCCCATCGGTAGGCGTGGGGCGCACTACGCGTGCTCGCGGTAAAACTCGTTGTTCGGGCCGCGGTCCTTGCCGAGCTCGAGGTCGGTTTGCGCGTCGAGCTGCGCTTCGCGCCAGCTCTCGTCGTTGCGCATACTGGTGTCATGCAGCCTGGTCTCGGCGGCGATCTGCGCTCGTACGTTCTGGCCGTGTTCTTTGGCCAGCGCGCGCCTGTTCTCGCCATCCTGGCGGACGTGCTCGTGACGCATCTCGTGATCGGCCCACAGCTGGTCGGAGGCCAGCTTGTTCTGGCCGCGCACCTGCTCGACGCCCATGCGGTATTTCTTCTCGAGCTCGGCCTGCTGCAGCGCCTGCTGCATCTGCTGGTTCGCGCCCATCAGGTGGGCGATGAAGGCCTTCACGTCGTCCGGTAGGTTGTCCGGCAGCTTCTTCTCGGCCATCGCGATCGGGTTCGCCGCCGCGAGCCGGTCGGCCACGTCTCCCGATGCTTCGAAGTCCATCTGGCGCACCACGATATCGCCGGCGGTCTGGCCCACCTGCGGAAGCGTCTTGAGCAGGCCGAGCAGCATGTCGCTGTTCTCCTGGCGCTTGGTCTGGTAGCCGGGGCCGGTATCCATCACCACATCGTAGGTGCCGACCGTGACATCGTTCAGCACCTGCTGGATCGCGCCCAGCTGGTCGCGTTGCTTCTCGTTGATGGTGACCGTCTGTGGCACGCCGTCGACGCCGAGGATGCGGATCACGCGCTGCGTGTCGTAGTAGTGCGGGATCAGGTCCAGCAGGATCACGCCGGTGTGGCGGATCGAGCGCGTCAGGTTGTCGTAGAAGTGGTAGTTCGACATGTCGGACTGGCCCTGGCGCGCCTGCACCATCTTGCCGGACGTCTCCTGACCTGGTGCGCCGAGCGCGGGGTCGAACATGCCGGCGACCGCTTTCAGGTCTTCGCTCGCGGCCATCGCGGCATTCACGCTGGCGGCCGGGATCTGCTGCGGGGTCAGGCGCTGTGGCGGCGGCAGCTGGTTATTCTGTTCGTCGTGCACCGGCTTGTACTTGAGGCGAGAGTACGATTTGCGATTGGCGTTCTGCCACTCGTTCTCATACCCCTCGTCCTGGCCTTCGGCCATCAGCCACGGTGCCAGCGGCGCGAGCGCGACGAACTCGGTCTCTTGCGTACGCCAGTAGTTGTACATGCGCTGCGGGTCCTTCAGCTGGCGCACCATGCCGAAGCGGATCACCTTGCCGTTGTCGATCAGCTCGGCGCCGCAAACGCGCACGACCGGGATGTACTTGCCAGGCAGCGCGCGATCGTCCAGCTCTTCGACCGCCGAGCAGAGCGACCACTTGAGCTGCCGGCGCATCGTTTCGCGCTCGCGGATGATGGTGACGCCCAGGTAATCGATCGCTTCCTTGTCGATCTGCGACTTGTACATGCGCACGCCACTCGACAGCAGGCACAGCGTATCCGGCTTGTCGGTGAAGCGGTAGTACTCGGCCACCACTATGTCTTCCGCGCTCGCCCACACCGCCTTGTCATCGCCCGGGCCCAGGTCCTTCACGTCGGCGATCTTGGCGCGCGGGTACTTCTTCTTGAACGCGGCCTTCTTCATCGACGAGGTAATGACGCACCACTCGGCGTCCGAACCGTCCGGCATGGTCGCGCTCGGGTCCATGTAGACAGTGAACGGGTTGCGGATGCGGTCGATGTAGAGCTCCTGGTCGAAGCTGTCGTCGGCGACGTAGCGTGAGTTCACGCGCCAATAGCCCTCGCCGGCGCGCACCTGGTATTCGGCGGCGGTGTCGTAGGCGAGATCGGCGTTGCTGTTTACCTCGATGTGGCGGAGCAGACCCTCGATCACGTCCGCCTTCTTCTTGTCCGCGCCATCGGCTATCGGGTGCACACGGATGCGCGGCCGCTGAGCGCGCATGTTGTTCACTACCGAGCGCACGAACGTGTCGGTCTTGTTGATCGTCAGCGCCGGGCGGCCTTCCTGCTGGCGCGCGATCTTCATTGCGGCGGGCCACTGCTCGCCGAACGAGAAGCGCGTGTCGTCCAGCATCGCGATTCGGTTTGCGCCGTCGGAATCGATCGACAGCTTCACGCGCCGGCGCATTTCATTGACGGTGTCTGCCATTTAGCCCATCCATCCTTCGGGGTGATATTGCTGTTGTGGCGGCGGGCTCTGAACCCTCTTCGGCTTTGCATTTGCCGCGAAAGTCAGCACGAAAGCATCCGCGCGGTCGGGGGACTTGCCGTACACGGCCTTGTATTCCTTTTTCGATTGCATGAGCAGCAACCCGTCCTTGTACTTGTACTTCACGGATGCGACCTGGGAGCGCAGCTCGCCGCAGTTCGGCATCGAGACGGGCGGACTGGCCAAGTAGTCGCGAGCCTCACGCCATATGCGTGCTTTGATGTTGTAGTTCTTGCCATCCGAGAGGCGGGCGCCCGTGTGAACGCCCACCACCTTGGCGGCGTACTTGCCAGCCTTGAGCTGGTCGTAGCACGAGACGCCTGGGCCATCGAGTTCGATCACGATCGCGCCGATTTCACCGCCGGCCGCCACCAGGTCATCGCATTCGGATGTGACGACGGCGGCCAGGCCAGGGCCATCCACACCACGACGCGTAACCTGCGGAAGGTTCAAGCGGCCGCGCCGCTTGTGGATCACGCTCTCGTCGTCGCCAAAGTGCGCGGCGTCGACGCCGATGTTCCAGCTGCCCAGCGCTTCCACGTCGGCCGGCCCGTTGCCCTGGGCGGCTGCGATGAGGTCGCCGACGATCCAGGCATCCGAAGTCGACGCGTTGTAGTCGATGTCGATTTCCTGCGCGACGATGACCGGATCAAGGCTTTCGCGCTGCTTTTGGTACCAGGCGTCGTCCTTGCGAGGATCCTGGCGCCAGTGGAACGTGAACACCTTCACCTTGCCGCTGTGCCGCTTCCGGTAGAACGGGTTGCCGTTGCCGTTGACGGTGGACAGGTCGATCTTGCAGTTCGACGTCTGGGACAGCGCGGCGTCGATCGCGTCCGGCCGCTCGTAGAAGGCCGACTCGTCCTTGAAGTAGATCGAGGTGCGGTTACCGCGGCCGATGTTGTCGCCGGCCTCGCCGATGATCGCCGCGCCGTTCTCCGGGTTCAGGATCCGCATGTGCGGCGCATGCTTTGCCTCGATGTACCCGGTCGGGCGGAACTCGATCGGCAGCAGAGCGATGAACTGACGCACCTTCCAGAACAGCGATTTCGGGTCGCCCAGCTTGTCGACGTACTCTTCCTTGCGGCTGCCGAAGCCGATCACCACGCCCGGGTAAAACGTCCACATCCAGACCGCGATGCCGACGCACAGCCAGGAGATGCCCATGTCGCGCGACTTCTCAGCCAGGCCATCCTCGCGGCCCAGCCAGCGCTCGCGCACCCAGGTAACGAACTCAGCCTGCTTCGGGAACAGCAGGAACGGAATGACGGTCGGCAGGCCGACCTCGGCGTTCCGCGGATCGAACGTCATGCCCCAGTCGTTGATGAAGTCGACCGGATTGGCCTTGTAGTGCTCGCGCAGGCCCGGCACCAGACCCGGGTCGGTGCGGATCCGCTGCAGGCGCTCGGCGCGCAGCTGGTACACGCGCTCGTAGTCCGGATTCCGGAATTCGAACCACTCAGGCGCCGCCATCGAGCATCCTCTTGTACGCCTCCTCGGCGGTGACGGTCACGGTGGCCTCGGTCTTCATCGGCGGCAGGTCTTCGGCGCCGCCGTGCGCGACCTTCAGGCCGTATTGCTTCGGTTTCAGGCGCTGCGCCGCCTCAATGCGGGCGTAGATGCGCAGCTTCGCCTTCTGAATCGAATCCTTGTCGTTCTTGCAGTTATCGGCGATCTCAACGATCTCGTCGAACTGCGTGTCGATCTGGGCGCTCTTGGCCGCGTCGTACATCGCGGCGAACAGTGGGTTCTCGGCCTTCCAGCGGAACACGGTGGCCTTGCTGGGCATGCCCTTGCGCTTGCAGATGGTCGCGATGCTGTCCGTGGTCGACGCCATCGCGGCGCAGAACGTGGCGGCCAGCTCGGGATCGTAATTCGCCATACGTGGACAGCTCAGCTCAGGCGGTCGCCTTCTCGACCTGGTCACCGGCCAGACCGGCCGGGTGCGGCATCTCGACGCCCAGCACGTCCATCTCGCTGATCAGCACGTGCTTGCGGCCTCCCTCGTCGAACGTGTAGTACTGCAGCTCAGAGAAGCGCACCACGTCGCCAATCTGGACGGACATAGGCAGCAGCGCGTCGGTCTTAGGGTGGCGTGCGCCCGGTCCCACGGCGACAACGGTTCCGCGGTTCATACCCTCGACCGCGCCGTCCTTGGCGCGGAAGGCGTCGGTCTTCGGCGGCAGAACGAAGCCTTCGATCCCGGTCGGCAGGTTCTCGTCCAGGCGCACGACGATTCGGTTTGCGGTGGGTTTGAGCATGGGATGATCCACGAATAAAAAAGCCCGCGCGAGGCGGGCGAAGCTCCGGTTGTGCTTGGCAACGACCAGGAGCGGGAGACACGAGACGGAAAGCAAAAAGCCCCGCGTCATCGCTGACAGCGGGGCTTCTCAGGTCCTCCGGGCGTAGCTCGGGCTCCCTCCAGGGAACCCGTACGCGTCTTGAAGGACGGAAATAAGTTGTTGGCCGGAATTTACTGCGGAGATTTCCGACTGTCAAGCCTTTTGCTACTCGGCTGGGGTTTCGGTACGCGCGGCGATCATGGCGTCGGCCAGCTTGTAGCTGAGGCGAGCCAGGATTTGCGGGCCGTCTCCGTCGAGCCCAACGTCGGGGTCAAGGATACTGGTCAGGGCCTTCGCCGCGAAGTAGTCGCGCAAGGTCATTCCGTCGTGCGCGGGTATGGCTATCTCGAACTTAGTGTTGCCAGGGCCGCCGCCCCTAAGTTCCTTGCGTGCAATGGTTGGAAATGCCGGGCCGCCATTATCGATCGTGCTCATGTTTGTCTCCTGTTGGATGTCGTACCGATGCGCCGCACATGGCGGTAATAAATGCTAGCACAGCCAGAATTTCATTTGGACAATGTTTCTAGTAGTTGCCGCCGTCGACAGCATCTTCGATCGCCTCCTGTGCCTCTTGGAACCGCGCCACGAACTCGCGCACCGGGAACGAGCACTTGCGCGCCACCACCTCGGGCCGGGCCTGCTCGATGTAGCACCAGTTCAGCAGCAGGCGTTGGGCGAACGGAATCTTCGGCATCGCGAGCTGGATGCGCGCCGCGTCCTTGGCGTCGATGCCTTCACTGACCTGGTGGCCGGACCAGACGTCGCCCAGCGCAGCCTTGCGCATCCCTTCGCAGATTGCGCCCGTCATGCAGTCGGCGCCGCGGCTGCCGCGCGCGGTCGCCCATCTGGCCCAGTTCTCGAGCCGCGCGCCGATGTCCTTCGGATCGGTCAAGCGAAGTCCTCCACCGGCTCCGTCTCTGCCTCGCCGGCAGCCTTGCGATGGCAGCAGTTGCAATCCCGCCCTTGGCGGCAGTTCTGGTTGCACCTGGTCGGCTCGAAGGGCAACGGCAGCACGGCCACGCCGAAGAGGAACAGGGCGCCGGCCAATGCGTAGAGCCCGAACATGGCGGCTGCGATGGCGGCGCCGAGGATGAATGCGTGCAGC